CCCCACAAGGGGCCCCTCCGCTGGGTGACATTCAGTTACCTGCCGTAACCAACTGCAACAAGTCTTACCAGAAGGCGGAACGATCATGGAGAGAAAGCGTGAACTGGCTTGGTCCGGCAGTGGCTCCCGAAAGGAGTCGCCGCTTGGGCCTTTTGTGCCTTACACGCAGGAAATCTTCAACAATGTGGAAATTACCTCAGAACCCCATCCGGGGTGGAGGACTCCCTCTGTTGGAGATGTCGGCGGTGCTTTCCTTCTAAAGAAGGAAACGTATCGTCTTTCTCCTGGTATTCTTAGTACGGGCTTCACAAGGGGACCAATCATCCCTGCATTGAGCTCGAGTCTGGGTGCTCCTGCTCCCGGACTGGTAGTCGAGAAAACCAATGGTGCCATGGATCAACTTGGCACTAAGGCAATCTCGAGATCTCTACCTACTAACCCTTCCGTTGACGTAGCCAATGCTATTGGCGAAATCAGGATGGAAGGGGTTCCCCGGATCCCGGGGGTCGCAATGAGGAATCAGGTCGATTCTCTTCGTAAGAAGAGTGGATCTGAATACCTCAACATCGAGTTTGGATGGCGACCCACGGTCAGTGTCTTGCGTGACTTCGCATATACTGTGAAGAATCACAACAAGATCATTGAAGGTTATCGGAAAGGTTCCGATAAGAAGATCCGACGACGATATGCATATCCACCCTCCCTAGTCACTAACGTGCACAACGGAGGTGTTGACTACATACCCAGGGAGATTTTCTCTGGGTTTGGTAGCGGGACAGATACTCGAACGCACTACGAGGCTTCGTGGTTTTCCGGATGTTTCCGGTACTACGTGCCCGTTGCGGATTCGCAACTTGGTAAGCTTGCGGAATACGAGTCGTACGCCAATAAACTTCTTGGCTTACGCCTTACACCTTCAACGGTGTGGGATCTTTCCCCGTGGAGTTGGGCCCTCGATTGGTTTGGGACAACAGGAGATGTTTTAAATAACATTTCCTCCCTGGGCCGCGATGGGTTGGTGATGCAGTATGGCTACGTAATGTGCGAAAGCACAACGGAACGCCATATGTCTGCCTCCATTTTCGGAGCTGCTTATTCGGGTTCTTACAAGTACTCGATCAAGCAACGCAGACGTGCTACACCGTACGGTTTTGGGTTCGACCTGAAAGCGCTAACAACGCGCCAAACGGCCGTGCTCGTTGCTCTTGGTTTAACCAGGAGCTAACTACACAACACCTTGCACCATACCGAGGCATCCCGCCTCACTCTCAGACTCTTACAAGAGTCAGAGAACCAACCAACCACCTTACAAAGGTGGTCCTGCATCAGGAGCAATCTCATGGCATTTGCCGATCCTCAGTCCGTTACGATCAATGCGGTCGCCCAGTCTCTTCCGAGAGTGAGCTCAGAGAACCACGCGAGTGTGTACCAGAAGGATGACGGTCTGGTTAAGCTTTCCATCAGTCACAACGAAGGAAAGCGAAACCGTCGCACCATCCGACTGCAGCACACGAAGGTGGCCGCTGACCCCTTTACAACCGGGGTATCGCAGATGTACAGTCTTTCGACGTACATCGTGGTGGATGCACCCGCTTATGGGTACACCATCGCAGAGCAGAAGCAGATCGTCGACGCCCTTACGGCGTACTTGACGGCCTCTTCTGGCGCTCGTACTACCCAGCTTCTGGGTGGCGAGAGCTGACAGGCTGAGGCATGAACGGCTAGGCAACGCCATGGGTGGGACTCCGCGACTCCTGGATTGGAGCACGGATGAAAAGCCTATTGTTGCTTTGGCAGGAGGCTGCAGAAGAACTTGCAGCCTGGTGTCACACCAGCGTAGCGCACGACATTAATACCGTCGTGCGTCGATCGAACAAAGAAGGCACATCGTTTTTAACGATAACCCTTCCTGCGTTTGCGAAAGACTTCGAAAAAAGTCTCGAGCAAAAGCAGGTCGCTCACGACTCTTTCTCTGGTTTTAAGAGAAAGGGCGGGCTCCCCCTATTTTTAGGAGGTTTCCTTGAGCGCGTGTTCGACCGCGAAACTGGTTCGCTTCTTGATAGTCCTGAGATCGATTCCATCTTCGCTGTACGTCAGCTTACGCTGATATTCGGCAAGATCCTCATCCCGTGCACTCCTGCACGAGAGAAAGGCGCGATCGATGGATACATCAGGTGTGAACAGGAACTCAGAGAGAGTGATCGTCGTATCACAGACGAAATGCACATGCGCTTCAAAACCGCATGTGCTGTTCTCTTTGGCGACGTTTTTGATATCCTTAATAGGGATATCGAAACGTATGCACTCTTGCCGGGACATGGTCCCGGTGCAACTGCTGACCGCTTATCTGGAAACAGAAAGTGGGATCAGCGAGAGTGGCCCATCCGCATGCAGCCCTATTTCCCATTTGGAGAGTTTAATCTTCCAAATTGGAGATTCGAGCAACGCCATGTAGATGCTGTGTTCCTTGAACCCGGAGCTGAGAGACCTGTTAGGGTCATCACAGTTCCTAAAACGCTCAAGACTCCACGAATCATCGCTGTGGAACCTACTGTCATGCAATACGGACAGCAGGCTATTTCACGACGACTTTGTGGTCTCTTGGAGATGTCTTCTCTGAAGATATCTCCAGTTGCAGGGATGATCGGATTTGTGCATAGTTTGCCTAACCAGCAACTTGCCCAGGAGGGCTCCATCACTGGAGGTCTGGCTACACTCGATTTGAGTGAAGCATCCGATCGAGTCTCGAATCAGCTCGTGCGGTCTATGTTTAGTCCGTGGCCTTCCCTTGCGGGAGCCGTGGATGCAACTAGATCGCGCAAAGCTGATGTGGATGGCCACGGAGTGATCCGTTTGGCCAAATTCGCGTCGATGGGTTCAGCTCTTTGCTTTCCGGTAGAAGCGATGGCTTTTCTTGCCATCATCTTCATTGCCATTGGCGAGGAGCTAGGTGAACCAGTGACCAGACGGCTTGTTTCTAAGTACCGTCGGTCTGTACGAGTCTACGGGGACGATTTGATCGTTCCCACGGACATGGTGAACAGTGTGATTGGTAAGCTCGAAGCCTTTGGGTTTCGAGTCAACTCCAACAAGAGCTTCTGGAATGGGAAATTCCGAGAGTCTTGTGGTGGTGATTTCTACGATGGCGAAGACGTAAGTGTCGTACGCTGCCGTAGAGTATTACCGTCGTCACACTCTGATGTGCAGGAGATTGTCAGTATGGTGGAATTCCGTAACCTCATGTACAAGCGAGGTATGTGGAAGACTGCCTACTGGCTGGACGCAAAGCTACTACCCCTGTTAAAGGGGCATTTCCCTGTAGCTGCGGACACGTCTCCTGGGTTGAGCAGGTTCTCCTTTCTGGGT